CTACCGATTCAGATACCATCACAGCTCTCACCCGTGATCGACGGGCCAGGAAGTATCATGGTTTTCTCGGGAGTTTACTTGAATATAGAAAGGTAGCACATTTCTATTCCCATTTTCTGGCGGGGATGGAGAACTTCATCAGGGAGGACGGGAGAGTACATGTCAGTTATAATCTGGTTAAGCACGAGAGAGGGGGGAAGGATGTTGGAACAGTAACAGGGAGATTGTCCGCTAGCCTTATTCACCAGATCCCTCGAGACACGGAGGAGTTGGAAAAGATATTCGGGGATGAGACAGTACAGATTAAGGAAATGTTTATATCTCGATTTCGAGGGGGTTGTATAACCGAGGGTGATTATTCCCAAATCGAGTTGAGATTACTAGCTGATTATGCCCGGGATGAAAATATGTTGGATGACTTTAGGAGCGGGGTTGATATTCATACCGCTGTTACCAATAGGCTTATTCCAATTGCCTCCCACTACTACTCGGAGTTTAAGGAGTTTAGTGCAAAGAGAAAAAAGACTAAGGCGGTTAACTTTGGGATAATATACGGAATATCTCCCCGGGCTCTGGGTGAAAGGCTGGAGACCACAACTAACCAGGCTCAGGATATCATTAAGGCCTGGTTCAAGTCGTATCCAGATGTCTCTCGTTGGTTGGCCCGGATGGAGAGGAGAATAGTAAATCAAAAGGAGGTGATATCACTTATAGGCAGGCGGAGGAGATTGCCGGGAGCAAATTTTAAATCCGCGAAGGGGAGGGAAGCTATACGCCAGGGGATCAACGCAGTGATTCAGGGATTAGCATCAGACTTCCAATTAATGGGGATGATAGAAACGGACAGAGAATTCCAACGAAGGAAAATGCATAGTTTAATCATAGCCACCGTACATGATTCTGTACTTGTTGACACTCATCCAAGGGAGAAGAAGTTAGTTGCTCACATTCTGAAGAATTGTTATGAAAACTTGGATCTCACGGAATTTGGGGCGGAGATAGTTGTCCCACTTAAACTGGACATTGTCCAAAATAATTCATGGAGTAAGAGAGGAGAAGAATAATGGCAAAGAAAAAGAAAAGAACGAGACCGAATGTTGACTACAACAAAAAAACCCGGGATCAGTTGAGCGGGGGAGATTGGTGGACTCCCGAAAGAGGGGTAAAAAATACGATACGAGTTATGCCCCCATATAACGATGAGGGTATTTGTATTCTCCGTCGGGTACTGCACTACGGGTTTGAGGTGGATGGGCGTAACAGGGCATTCCCTTGCTTGGAAGATAATGAACCTTGGTTGGATGAATCACCCTGTCCAATATGCCATGTATGGGAAAAGCTTAAAAAGGGAGATGCAGACGAGAGGGAAGCGGCGGAGGAGATTAAACCTTCCTCTGCAAAGTTCGTGGTTAATATGGTTGACTGCAAGCGACCCGAGAAGGGTGTCCTATTCTGGGCTGCTCCCTTATCCTTTGGGAGATACTTTCTATCTCTCTTGGAGGATGAGGATATTGAGGATATCACCGATCCAGATGAGGGGTTTGATATTATCGTTGAGGTAAGTGGAAAAGGGAGAGGAACTAAGTATGACTTTAGGATGCGCCCCAAAAAGAGCAAGATCAGCTACGAGGATTGGGAAGAGAACTTGAATAACCTTACCGAGGTTACCGAAGTGAAGGATGCGGGGGAGTTAATCGTTCTTCTACAGGATGGATATGGTACCGCCTTTGACATCGATGAATACCTGGAGGATTTTGATAAGCCCAAGAAAAAGAAAAAAGAGGAGGAGGACGATCCAACATACTCCACTAAGGACATTGAGAAGATGAAAAAGAAACCTCTCCTGAAATTGATGAAAACACTGGACATCGACCCCGATGATTATGATGATCTGGACGAGATGAGGGAGGAAGTTATCGACGAGTTGGGATTGGAGGACTAATGGACAACATAGCAAGAGCACATAAGGACAGATTTCATGGATCAGGCCTGGGGTGTCCCCGCCAGATGGCCCTGAAGAAGCTGGGATATAAGTCAAAGGTCTCCAAGAAGCTGGCCCAAATATTTGAGATAGGTCATGAGATCGATGAAGTGATGAAGGAGGAGGCAGTGGAGGAATTTGGTGAAGACTTCACATCCCCAGAGACTAAGCTCCTCAGCTTTAAGGCCAAGGACGGGACGGTGGCTAAGGTGGCGGTAACCCCCGATGGCTTACTTCCAAATGAACTACTGGAGTTTAAAGGACTATCATCCAATAATTCCAATGCTGTTAAGACCGAGGAGGATTTGAGAGACGGGGCACCATTATTTCAGAAATACTATAACCAGGTACAATTTTATGCCGGTATTTTTAAGAAGGATAAGATTAGATTCAGGATAAAAAACAAGCGCAATATGAAAAATAAGGATATTGTATTTGCTGCTGATCCCGTTTACTACAAGAAACTGAAGGGAATGGTATTAGATACACAGAGGATTATGGATAGGGGTCAACTCCCCCCGGTTAACTGCAATGCACAGGAGAGAAAGTTCTGTCGCCTAAGTACCATTTGTAAGAAGATGGAGATATCCCAATATGCCGATGTTAAGGAGGAGGAGTTTAATAAAACCGAATCTAAGAAATTATTGAGACTAGCTTCTGAATCCCGAGCCCTGAAGTTACAGATTGACGAGTTGGAGGTAGCACGATCAGATATCACCGATGCACTTAAGGAACTGATGCGAACACACGGGAAGCGTCAGGAGCAGGTAGGCGACTACGTTGTCAAGTATGGAATCAGATATAGGGAGATAAAAGATAAGGAGGTGATAGCTAATCTTGTTGAGAAGGGAATGATCCCAACAACCGAGGAACCAGCAGAATACTTGGAGGTGAGAGAATGAACATAGATGATATGGATGCAATAGATCACCAAACTCCGGGAGATATGTTAAAGGGGATATTTGAGAGACAGAGGGAACTGCTTCATAAATATTCCCCAATTGAACTGAAAACTCTCCCCTGTATTGTCCCGGGTACCGCTCCTGTTGATATTGATAGTTACCACGGACAGCATGTTATTAAGGAGAGACTCTACAATACAATTATCGAGTTAGCCGAGGTGGCTGACTGTATGAAAAACAAGGCCTGGAAACAGTCCATGATCCAAACTGATGTTCGCCACCTAAAGGAGGAGGTGGCTGATGCTCTTCATTTTTTTATCGAGATGTGTATCTTAATTGGGATAGATGCAGATGAGTTGTTTGATTTATACTCCAGGAAGTCCGAGATAAATAAGTTCAGGCAACGGAGTAAATACTAATGCGTATCCCTAAGGATCGAGACAAACTCCGGGATTTAATTATCAACCTAAAATCTTTAACCAGTAAATTAGAGAAAGTGTGGAATGAAATGGAAACCTATAGTGAAGGGGAAGGAGATAAGTATGCCGAAGAAGAAACTGAGTGTGAAGGAGGAACTTGATAATATGTTTGGTGAGTTAGGTGAGCTCACGGACGATACTATCGAGGGCTGGAATAAGTACTGGGACAAGGGTGTAAAGAAGGGGGCCAAGGATGCCAGGCGACTCTGTAACGAGATTCGTAAGAAGGGAGCGGAGATCCGACGGAAGTTTAAGGAACTCGAGATATGAATTACCTTGCCATTGATGCGGGTTGGGGAGGGGCAGTAGCCTATGCGGCTAGGAAGAGAAGGAAAATCTACCTGGGCGTAATCGACTGTCCCGGAGATTGTCACGGGATGTTAAGTTTCCTGCTTGATCTGAAGGAGAAGTGGGGAGATGACTGGACAGCGGCAATTGAGGCTAATCATGCCAGCCCGATCTTTGGTGCTAAGGGTAATTTTGGGTTGGGGTTAAATATTGGTTCGTGGGAGTCTGCACTTGCTTCTGTTAATATCCCGTGGACTAATATTAATCCCAAGCACTGGCAAACTCTCTGCAGTAACGAGAGGAGCGGGACAAAGAAGGGGAGAAAGAACAGGAAGGAAAAGGCATGGAGATATGCGAGGCGGACGTATCCGGGGCTGAGGGATAAGCTGGGAGATTCTGTACCCAATGTACGTAGTCCTAAGCAGGGGAGGGCGGATGCTTTGTGTATTTTACAATGGATAAGGAGACTAAAATGAAACAAAAAACTAATGGGATTTATTTATTGATGTTGGGGATGCTGGTGCTGATGTTGGCTAATTGTGCAAACTTGAATATGGACTTTCGTAAGCTTGATACGATGGATAAAAAATACCAGTTTGCACAGGAAGAGTGGATTGATGCTTTACAGCAATATCGAGACTTTATGGTTGTACAGACACCGGAAATGAGAGTGACCTTACATGAGAAGTATGATAAAGCCATAAAAGATGTTGACCTGGCTTTGGACTTGTGGGGTGCAACGCTAACTGACACAACAGAATATAACAATTTTCTCGAAGCTAAGAATAAACTGTTACGACTTGGCTTTGCAAAGTTTTATAAAGGAGGTGATAAATAATGGCAGGCCCGGCAAGTGCAACCTTGATTTTGGAAGGATTGATATTCCTGACCGATCAGCTATGGAAAATCAATGAAAAGTTGGAACGAATTGGTGTTCAGAATACGGAAGAAACCAGAAAGCAAAACGTGGAATTAACCGAACTTCGCCATAAGTTAGTGGCGAGTGTGACAGAACCACCGGGGGTAGACAATGCCAACAGTTAAACAACATGCAAGTAGCAAAACTAATTGGGTGAATGCAATCTGGTTAGCGGTAATTGTGATGCTCGGCTCCTGGAACCTACCACTTCTTGATAAGTGGATGACACCGGAAGCT